ATGCTGCTCAGAAGAACCATTGTGATAGCCGTGAATATCGCCACGATCACGTTTTTTCCAAGCTTCTTTGTAATAGTCGCGGTCCTGCATTCCCATGCCAAGACTGTAACAGCCAAAGAGGTTTTTTAGGGCGACGGTCTGACGGCGGCATTTGTCGTGGAGTGCGCCACGCGTAGCCGAGTTGTGATGTGCGAGCTGCTCAATGCGGGTTCAGTCTTCGCTTCGCTTACATGCTTCGCATAACACAAAAAAACGCGTTGTGCATAACTTTGTGAATAAGTTATAGAAAAAAGTTATGCACAGATTTTGTGGATAACTTTCTGTGGATATTTATTGGAAATAAGTTATCCACAGGTTGCAAATAAAGCATCCAAAAACATTGAATGTAATCAACGTAGTTGATTCGTAAAAACAGGGCCGTCCTTTGAGGCGTTGACCGGATTCTCGACAGACGAGCGCCGGGAGCCGTCAGCAATGACCACGGGCGCGGCGTTGGAGCCGGAGCCGATGGCTGGAGGGTCACAGGTCACTGTCCTGACAGTGGTTTTGTAAGTCAAGTAGCCCATGCACTCGGAGAGAGGTTTCCAGCCGTAGCCAGCCGCCAGCAGATCGACCTGGTTCAGATCAAAAACGCGCTGACCACCGGCAGAGACGGCGAAAGCGTAGACCATTTTCCCCTTGAATTTTGCCCATCCAACGATGTGGACGAGTTTTTCGCGCAGTGGCTCGGGGTCCAGTTCGGGTGGAGGCGCGGGCGCTGGAGCAGATGCGGCAGGAGATGGTTTTGAGGCGGTGGAGATTACCGGAGTTTGTCCAGGTGGAACGGGTAAGGGCGTAGTTCGGTTTTCAGACTGGACGGCATTGACGGCGCGGGCATAGGCAGGATCAGGTTTGACCTTTGAGGAGGGCCAAAACGCATAGGCACCATAGATGACCGTTCCGGCGAGCCAGATCCACTTGAAGCGGTTGAACTTGACGATGAAGGGGGCCACGTCGGTGGCGCTGGATTCCGCGACGCTATTACCCTGGGTGTGGCTCTTGTAGAGCGGGAAAAATTGCGGTTGATATTTGCGTTCGTCTGTGCTGATGACGGCACCCCGGTAGCCTGCATGCACCTTGCGAATGTAAGAGCCTTTTTTGCCGAGGATGTCGGCTTTTCGGACTTTGATCAACATCGCCAGCAAGCGGGCAATGGGTTGATTCACGTCCCGGAAATTCTGGGTCATCAAAAGCACGTCAACGTTGAAATGTCGGTGCAGTTTGAACCACTCGACCACCTGGGGATCAGTGGACTGCCCGGAGCCAGCGACGGACAGGCAGACGTGGCATTCATCGACGACGAAAAGAGCGCCGCGACCGTCAGAGTGTCGCCACGTATCGTAGTAGTCCCAGACACCGCCGAAGGTCACCAGATCGCGCGGAGGGCTGCGAACAAATGCGGTTTGATTTGCGCCTGCGAATACCTGAACAGCAGGCAAGGCGGGCGGCTGGTGGTCCAGAGAGAACAGCTCGAAGGCGTTGCCTTGCCCTTTGTCGTCTACGCGGTTGGCGTCCCACGTTCCGAGGACTTTACGGGGACGAGAGCGGACTTCAATCAGCGCCGGGAAAGCGGGATCGATGCCGCCGAAAAGCTCAATATTCAGGGGCAGGTTGGTGATGACTTTGCGGCCGGACTTGAGGGCTTCGAGGACGTGAAAGACCACGGCTTCGTAAGACTTGCCGGAGCCGGGAATACCTTCGAGACCGTTGATCATTTGCAAACCTCAAAGCGCACAGACCAGAGAATCAACTGGACGACTGAAATGGCAAAAAACGCCCCACAAAAAAAGGTACTCGTGATCACGAGGGGGTTTCTGTTGAGAACGCGCCTGAAATAAGTCATGAGCCGAGCCTGACGAAAGGAATGAGCTGGAGGACGAGACGCACCGCGATGGCCGAGGCGATGATGTTGATGGCAGTGCCAGCGCCAAGCAGACCGAGGATATTGGACACCTCAGCAGGCAGGGAACCCCATGCGCTTAGGTTGGTTGTAATGCCTGATACATCGATGCCCTCAATGCCACTTTTAGCAAGATCAAGGAGCTGATCGAAAGGCCAAGTAACCACATCGCGAAGCAGATCCCAGACAGCGACAAAAACGGCAACGAACAGGCGGCCAATCCATTCAGCAAAGCCAACGACTTTGGCAAGGATGGCGGTAAAAAAAGCGCCCATATCAGCCGCCGAAAATCAAACGACGAGCCAAGAGGAGGGACGAGACAACGATAACGACTTTGCCGAAGTCCCAGACCCAACACGGCGGAGAAACGTCAGCCGTGCCATAAGACGCCCAGCCTGCAAAATCAAGCGGAATTGTAAAAACAGGACAGGAGCCAGTTGCGGCCAGCGTGGGCATGATGTCACGCCCCAAAGTAAAAAGAGGGGTTGATTTAATAGAAGCCATTTTTTCATTCCAAACGCCAGTAATACCATCAGGATAAACACGTTCGTATAGTTTTGGAATGGGAGGAAAGGCTGAATCAGAAAATGAATAATCTGGTTTTTCTTCAATCGGATTATTGTCTGTACTAGTCCCGGTTGTAGTTGTCTCACCCGTTGCATTATCTTTAACAGTAGTAACAACAGTAGTAGCAGGCGTTACAGTAACTTTAGGCGTAACCGTACCATTTGGCCCAACCTCAGAAGAATAAGTCAACGTATTTTTTGGAGTAGTAGTTTTAGTAGTAGTTTTAACACCATCATCAGTCGTTTCTACAATAGAAGGGCCGGAAACAGAGGCTGGACCACTAATAACTTTAGGCGGTGTAACTGGTGTACTACCGGGCGCACTATCAGCAGGATAATAGTCCCTCATATCTGTAGGAGCATAAGAAATCGGGATGGATGCGCCTTTTTTTATTAACTCTTCAACCTGAGCAGGCGTAGTTACTTTATCGGGTTCATTCATATGAGGAGCAATATCATCCATGCTCGCAGGAATCCAATAATCCTCTAAAAACGGCGAACCTTGACGAGGGTAAACAGAAAAACGACCCTGATAGGAGCTATCGAGAGGGCCAGAAAAGAGTTGACAGCTACCCAACTCGCCAGAGTCAGGAACAGGAGCCAAAAAATTAGAGCGGTACGTCGAGGGAAGAGAGGCGGCACCACAAACGGACGAAGGAGTAGTGCTGACACCCTTATAAATAGTGCCGTTAACTGGAAAGTCCACGTAATATTCCGTGCAAGTAGTGCAGGAGGAACGCTGCTTATTAAACTCAAAAGGGGTAGAGCCGCCACGCTCAGACAAAGGCCCAAGACGAGTACGCGAGCTATTGAAATAATCAGCAATCATAGGAGCCATAGTAAGAGCAGTAAGACCGATGCCAACAACACCAGAACCACCCATTGCAAGCAGCTTGACAGCACTAAAAATACTAGCGCCAGTAGCAACGCCTTTGGCAACAACTGCAACCTCACCAGCGCCAACGGCTAATTTTGCAGGAATACTAACAGCAACCGCACCGCCAGAAGTTGCAGACTGCCAAATGAGATTGGCAGCCATGCGAGAACCAGAGCCACTATTTGCGGGAGCAGCATAAATAATATGCCCGCCTGCACCGATAACACGATCCCACCCAACGGGAGCGACAGGTAAAGCAAAAACAAGCTGAGAATAAAAAAATCCGCAGAAAGCACAGAACAGGAAAATAATATTTTTCACTGATTACCTGCTTTCATACCGAGCACAAAACAAAAGGCGCTCAAGCCGCCCAGCATGGCAACAAGGCCAAAGAATAGGGCAACGAGAGCGCCGGAGGCCATGGCTGGTTAGACCTTGCGAACGATGCGCTTGGCGAGGTCGGGGCCTTTGAAAACCAGCGCAATGCCGACGATCAACAGGCCAGCAGCGCCAACCTTCACAGCGATGCCGGACAGGTCAACCGCGTCCAGTGCGGCATCGAGGCCGGTGGACTGGGCAAAGGCAGAAGCAGCGGCCAGATAGCCAGTGGTTGCCAGAGCCAGTTTCGCGCCGTATTTGCGAGAGAGAGTGCGGACGTTTTTCATAAAAACTTTCAGAGAAAACACTATCGAAATTGATAGCACAAACGGCAGCAGGCAACCGTTGAGGCTATGAACTTAGAGGCGCTTGATAAGGCCGAGGGCAACGCCGATCTGGTAGCCGAGGAAGAAGCCAAGAAGCACCGCGCCAAAGCCCCAAGAAAAGACCTTGGCAATCTCAATGGCGGTAATGCCAAATTGCGCAGGGTCTAAAACTTCGGCAGTGGTAGACCATTGCTGAGCTTCTGGAGGACAAGGCGTGGCTTCGCTGGTGCAGACGAGAAAGCGCATAGCGCTCAATCCTCAAAATCGCCCAGGTCTTCATATCCGCAAGACTGGCAAACGAGGACATCCATGCCACCGGCATAAACAAATTTAAATTCTTCTGAGCCGCACTCAGGGCACACCTCAGAGGCGTATTCGCCGTTTTCGTTTTCCATTTTTTTCCTTGAGTTAAGAGAGCAGGGCACGGCAGCAGCGAACCGCGCCAGCGGACAGGGGGGCCATTGCGGCGAGGCCGAGGATCAAGAGCTGAAATTGGTTCATGGCTGGACATCAGAGGGGTAGTCGTTTGCTGTGCCAAGAGAAATAGGAACTCCAATTGCTGCCAAATCTTTAATTTCCTGCAGTCTTGCTTTACTCTTTTTTGCAACTGCTACAGGGTCAGAATTACGCTCTGCGCGTCTAAGATCGTTCGCTTTTCGGAATTGATCCCACGTGATACGAGCGCCGGAAGTATTGAGAATTTCAATAAATCGCTTATCAACATTGAATTGCATATAAAGCAGACAGAGTTATCAAGAATTAATCGAGTAATCGTTTACTGTGCCGAGACGATCCAGATCGACCAGGATGGGCTGGTCTTCGGGTTCGCAGTTGTCGGCGACGAGCTGATGAACAGCGTCGAAGTCGGTAAAGACGCCGCCACCGGCTTCACGGAGCGATGCAATCCACACGGGTTCCCCACCGTCCAAGGCGGGGCAAAGAAATCGGCCTGTGACGTTGGACTGAATGAGGAAGCGGGGCATGGTTAGGCAGCTTTGCGTTGTGGCGCAGGAGCGGGCACCAAGGCCAGCAGCGTGAGCTTAGAGGAGTTGTCGGCACCGGCGACAACGTCAAACGTAGCGACGCAAGGAAGGCCGGACTCGGGCCATGCGTCCTTCATGTTTGCCCACTTTTCAAACTCGGAGGCGTCGCCCAGCTTGAAGGGCCGGGTTACGTTGCCGATGGAGCGGCCAGCGGTGTTTTCGGCCATGTCGACGGCGAGATGAAAAGTGGTGCTTGAAAAGGCTTTGCCTTCAAACGAACCTTTGGATTCTTTGATGGCGTGGCAGGTCACGTGAGATTGCATTTTCATAATTGGAAGTCCTAACCCCTGTTAAGCCGGTACGAAAGCCGGGGCGCTTTCGGGCTGTGAAAATAGGCGGCACTTGGCCGAGCTGAAGGCGCGAGCAAGTTCGGAGGGCGCGAAATTGCGAAGGCGACCGGGAAGGGCTTTGTTTGTCACAAATTCGAGAAAATCATCCCCGAGGTGATTCCAGAGCGCGGCCATCGTGGGCGCGGCAGTATTCAGCGCCCACTTGATGTTTTTGAAACATTCGGCCTCTACCGTCAGGGCAGGAAGCCGGGCAATCGTGGCAACTTTCTCAGGGACAACGGAATCATCGGCAAGGCTCAGGGCGTGGGTGTGCCAGTCGGAGGCACCGGCGAAGAAATCAGCAGGACGGCGCAGAATGTCAGTGGAGAGGACGCGCAGCTTGTTGCCGTAGCGCAGTTCGGCGCGGAGCCAGTTGGTGACGCCGGGGCCGAAAAGCTGATCCCCTTTTTCGTAGCAGTTGGTGATTTTTCCGGCTTCGCGGGAGCCGAAATAGAAGGAGCGGCTATTTTTGTTTGCCCAGTCACCGAGGCAGGAGGACTTGAGGCGACGGCCACCAACATCACACGCGCCAGCCCGGTAACCCTCAAAAATCGCCATGATTCCGCCGGGGAAACCGTCGAAAAAGTCCAGTGCCAAATCGGCGCGGGTTAGCTTGGCGTCCACTTCTTCGATGAGGTCTGCGATACGGTGATTCCATCCGGTTTTAGCGAAGGTGCAGGCAGCGCCGAAAATGTTCACGTGGAGGGTTTGGGACTGCGCTTTCTGCTTGGGAGAGTCACCGGAGGAGAGGAAGCCGACCCAGCCGCACTCTGCATCGTTGCGCTCGATAATCCAACGGCATTTGTAGAAGTCGTGACCCTTGCCAACGGCGGGGTTTACGCTGAAATCAGGGCCGAGGGCTTCGCAGGTCTTTTCTGCGAGTGCAAGGGCTTGCGCTGAAGGGAAAAAATCTTCGTCGGGTGTTTCGTTCAGCGCGACCTCTATCAAGTGGCGGCGGTGCTGCTGACGAAGAAAATCATTGTGATTTGCGCCGGGATTAGAGGCGAAATAGTGAGCTTCGAGGCTGGAATTTTTGGATTTTTCGTAATCGGCAACAAAGTCAGAATGCAGGGGAAAAATACGATCTGCTGCAAGCGTGGGCTGATTACGGCAGAGAGTTGTGAAACGTACCCAATCAACATGAACAGGGGTTTTTGTTTCGGCACGCTCAGCGAGCAAACGCAACTTGATAACAGAACCATCAAGGACAAGAGAGGATTTTGTAGGGCGAGTCAC